CCGACGTTTTTTCGGGCGCAGGTTTTGGGGGGTGGGGGGGTTGCCTGGGAAATCCGGGCGTCAAGTATGCAGCCATGGGCAATCGAGGACCTGCACCCAAGCCGACCGAACTGAAGAAAGCCGCCGGGAATCCCGGCCGTCGCCAGTTGAACGAGAACGAGCCGCTCCCGCCGCCTGGCGAAGTGCACCCGCCAAGGTTCCTCGACGGAAAGGCCCTTGAGTACTGGAACGAGTACGCCCCGATCGCGATCGCGATGCGCACGCTGACCCGTGCCGACGTCGCCCCCTTCACCCGCTGGTGCGACAAGATGGCCCGGTACGAGCTGCTGCGTCACATGCTCGAAACGAAGGCGTCCACCACGTACTCCGTGAAGGACGAGAAGGGGAAGATCCGTTACATCCAGGAGCTCCCGCAGTCCGTCGAGCTGCGGCGGATCGAGGAGCAGCTGCTCCGCCTCGAACGTGAGTTCGGCTTCACCGCGGCGTCGCGTTCGCGCATCCGCGTCGAGCCCATTCATCCGACCGTTGCGGCAAACGCCCCGGCCCAGAAGAAGGCGAGCGGAAACTACGACATTCAAGCGTTCTTGAGAGCGGGTGGACCGGATCGTTCTCGGGGCGCGAGTTAAACCAGTGAGCCTCTCTTCGTGGGGCAGTGGAAGAAACGCAAAGATTCAGCCGGCAAGCGTGGCAAGAAAGAGCCGACGGTGCGCGCCGACCCGGGCATGCAGGGCTCGGAAGTTGAGCTGAAGCTCGATCGGAAGCTGCTCAAGCGCGGCTGGTACTTCCAGAAGTCAGAGGCTGACCGCGTCTGCATTTTCTTTGAGCAGTGGCTTCGGCACTCTAAGGGGAAGTGGGCGGGAGAGAGCTTCAAGCTGGAGCTATGGCAGAAGGCCAAATTGCGTCGGCTCTTTGGGTGGCGTCGCCCAGATGGAACCAGGCGGTACCGCCGAACAGCGTGGTGGCTCCCGAGGAAGAATGGGAAGAGCACTCTCGCCGCAGGCAGTGACCTGTTCCTGCTCGTAGCCGACAACGAACCCGGCGCCGAGGTCTACTCCGCAGCGTCCAGTGAGGAGCAGGCCGGTGCCGTTTTCAACGAAGCAAAGCGGATGGTCCGGGCATCGGAACCGCTCTCCGAGCTCACCGAGACGTTCAAGAAGTCGATCTTCGTCCCGAGCACGCTGAGCAAGTACCAGGTGCTCAGCGCCAAGCCTGATTCCAAGCACGGGCTGAACGTGCATGGCATCGTCATCGACGAGCTTCACACGCTCAGGGATCGCGAGCTCTACGACGTCCTGACCTCGGCCAGCGCAGCACGAGAGCAGCCAATGGAGTTTCTGATCTCGACGGCGGGCAGCGACATCGGAAGCTTTGCCTACGAGGTCTGGGACTACTCGCTCAAAGTGCGGGATGGAATCCTGGAGGATCCCGAGTTCCTGCCCGTGGTCTACTGCGCTGAGGAAGGCGACGACTGGCAGCACGAGTCAACCTGGAAAAAAGCAAACCCAAACTACGGCATCAGTGTTTCGAAGGCGTTTCTCAAGGGTGAGCTGAAGAAGTGCGAGGGGATGCCCGGCCGCGTGGCGGCGTTCAAGCAGCTGTACCTCAACCTCTGGACCCAGGATGTCGCGGCCTGGCTGGAGATCGAGGCGTGGCGCGAGTGCGGTGTGCCTGGGATCACGATCGATCGATACAAGGGGCGCAAGTGCTACATCGGGCTCGACCTCTCGTTGACCAAGGACATCACGGCGATGGCGATGGTCTTCCCGAACGAGGACGGGACCGTCGATGCACTGATGCGTTTCTGGTGCCCAGCTGAGAACGCGCAGAAGCGGGCCAAGAACGATCGCGTCCAGTATCCCCTTTGGATCCAGCAGGGACACATCAAGCCGACTCCTGGGAACACCGTCGATTACAAGTACATCCGCAGGGAGATTCAGGAAGTCGGGAAGATCGTCGACGTCCAAGAGATCGCCTACGACCGGTGGAAGGCGATCGAACTCAGCCTCCAGCTTCAGGATGAGGACGGTTTCACCATGGTCGAGTTCGGGCAGGGGACAAAGTCCATGCTCGCACCGACCGCTGAATTGGAGCGGCTAATCCTCTCGCGAGAGATCACGCACGATGGCAATCCGTGCATGGAGTGGATGGTCAGCAACGTCGTTGTTCAGACAGACGCCGCCGGGAACATGAAGCCCAACAAGGCAAAATCCCGAGAGCGCATCGACGGCGTTGTGGCACTGGTCATGGCGCTTGGGAGGTCTAGTCTTGGAACGCAGACGAGCTCGGTGTACGAGACGCGAGGGTTGACACGGCTATGAGGTATAAAGCACCTGAATTCGTGATCGATCTGGCATGGATCGCGGGCGTCGTCCTCCTGGTCTACGGCGTGTCCCGCTTCAGCATCCCCGCCGCGATCATCACTTCCGCGCTGCTCCTGCTCGCGCACGTGTTCGTTGTTGCCAACGCAAAGAACCGCTCGACACTCCGGGCGGGGAGGCCTGACCCATGAGAGGGCTCGTCGGATCGATCCTGAACTTTCGAGCGTCCAAGGGCGCGTCGGTCAGCGTGAGCACCGACAGCTACGACTGGCCCCGCATGTTCGGGATGAGCACGAGCACCGCGGGCGTCGACGTCAACGAGTTCACCGCCATGAACCTCTCCACCGTGTGGAGCTGCATGAGCGGGATCTCGGCCGACGTCGCCAAGGTCCCCGTGCACATCTACCGCCGCCTCTCGCCGGCGGGCCGTGAGCGGATGACCAAGCACGCCGCGGCCGGGCTCCTGCTCCGGCGCTCGAACCCAGAGACCAACGCGATGTCGTTCCGCGAGACGATCCAGTCTCACGCGATGAGCTGGGGCAACGGGTACGCCGAGATCGAACGCGACGGCGCCGGCCGGCCGCTGCGGCTCTGGGTGATGCGGCCCGACCGCGTGCGCGTCCGCCGCGTCGCCGGCAAGATCCGTTACGAGTACTCCTCGACGTCGGGCCGGACGACCAGCATCCCCGCCGAGGACGTCTTCCACCTCAAGGGCCTGTCCTTCGACGGCCTGGTCGGCTACTCGGTGATCCGCGTCGCCGCCAACTCCGTCGGCGCCGCCCTCGCCGCCGATGCATACTCGTCCAACTTCTTCGCCAAGGGGGCGATCCCCTCGGGCGTGCTGACGCACCCCAAGACGCTCAAGCAGCCCGCGGCCGAGCGGATCCGCCAGGAGTGGCAGGACATCCACGGCGGCCCGGACCCCGAGTTCCGTGTGGCGGTGCTCGAAGAGGGCATGGACTTTAAGCCCATGCAGATGCCCCTCGAGGACGCCCAGCTGCTGCAGACCCGCCAGTTCAGCGTGCTGGAAATCTGCCGGTGGTTCCGCTGCCCGCCGCACAAGGTCTTTGATCTCTCCCGCGCGACGTTCAGCAACATCGAGCAGCAGGACCTCTCGTACGCCGGCGACACGCTCATGCCCTGGTGGGTGCGCTGGGAGCAGGAGGCGAACGAGAAGCTGCTCATGCCCAGCCAGCAGAGCGACCTGTACTTCGAGCACCTGGTGGACGCGGTGCTGCGCACGGACATCAAGACCCGGTACGACGCCTACGGCCTGGCCCTCGACCGGGGCTGGCTCAACCGCGACGAGGTCCGCGAGCGTGAGAACCTGAACCCGCTGCCCGACGGCGAGGGCCAGATTTTCACGGTGCAGCTCAATCAGACGACGACGACGGCTCTGAAGGACGCACAGGACGCACCGGATCCCAACGCGGTCCCGGCCGGACCGAGAGACCAGAATATCGATCCGTCGGTAAACCCGATCGCCGATCCTCCCGCGGACTCTGCCAAGCCCAAGGACCCGCCCGCACGCTCGGCCGACGAGTCGATCGGAGTCCTGGCCCAGCGGATCGCGCGGGCGCACGTGCCCGTGCTCATGGCGGCGTACGGATCGATCCTCCGCGTCGAGGCCGACAAGGCCCGCCGGGCCTTCAAGCGCGGTGCGCTCGCCGCGTGGGTCGGCGAGTTCTACACGGCCCACCGCGACACCGTCGGCGGGACCCTGTTCCCCGCCGTCGAGTCGATCGCCCTCTCGATCGCTGCCGCCAAGGGCATGGAGTCGCTCAACGTCCGCCCCGGGGCGTGCGTTCGTGAGCTTGCTGAGGCCCACGTGGGGGCTTCACGCGACCAACTGCAGCCCTATTCGAGTGCTGCGAGGGACCAGTCGGGGACCAACGCGGGGGCTGCGCAGGCCCTCGAAGGGCTCGAATCCATGCTCAAAGCATGGGAGTCGGGCGTAGAGAACGGACCGAATTCGCGCTCTTGCAAGGACGCAAGGGCCGCCGCAGACCGCATCGCCGCGGCGTTCGCCGCCGCCTGGGAGGATTGACCATGCCCGTTGCCGAGATCCAGAAGCGTTCCTTCGCCGTCCGTGAGCTCCGCGCCGTCTCCGAGGGCAAGTCCCGCACGATCGCGGGACACGCCGCTGTGTACGACCAGCCGTCGGACCCGATCGGCGGGTGGTTCACCGAGATCGTCAAGCCCGGGGCGTTCAAGGACACGCTCCGCACCGCCGACGTGCGGTGCCTCTTCAACCACGACGCCAACTTCGTCCTGGGCCGCACGCGGTCCGGAACCCTGCGGCTGGTCGATGGGGCCAAGGGCCTGGAGATCTCGTGCGACGTGCCCGACACGCAGGTCGGGAACGACGTGTACCGCTCGATCGAGCGCGGCGACATCGACCAGATGTCGTTCTCGTTCATCACCGTCGAGGACCGCTGGACGTTCAAGCCCGGCAACGCACCGCCGATCCGTGAGCTGCTCAAGGTCGAGCTGGTGGACGTGGCGCCGGTGACCTTCCCGGCGTACCCGCAGACCGACATCGGCACTCGGTCGATGACCACGCTCAAGGCAGAGTGCGAGGCGGCCCGCAAGCTCCACGACGCGGCGTCGCAGAGCAACCTGCGCCGCTCGCGTCTCCAGCTGCTCGAGGTGGAGTCCCACATGCGGCACACCGGCGTGGCCGGTTGACCGGACCAAACGACGCGGTAGTATCGGCCGTGACATCCGAGGACCCGTCACGCCTCGTCGCCCTTCGGGCTGGACGAAGGCGGACGCGGGAGATGATCCAAAGCCACCTTCGGCGGCGCGGATCGCTCAGCACGGTAACCCGTGCCGGCGATCGACGCGGCGTCTCCTCATAGCCCAGTTTCGTTTCCGGCACATCGCACGGAAGCGAAACACACATGACACTTCAGGAGCTCCGCGAGAAGCAGGCGGCCGCCATCAAGACGGCCCGTGACCTCCAGGACAAGGCAGACCGCGAGAAGCGGGACATGACGGGCGACGAGTCGGCCACCGCCGACAAGGCACTCAAGGACGCCGCCGACATCGGCGACCAGATCAAGGGCCTCGCCCGCAACGAAGAGCGCAAGGCGACCCTGTCGCGGTTCGAGGCTGAGCAGAGCGCGTCGGCCGGACGCCGCACGGACGCGGACGATCCCGAGAACCGTGGCAGCGCGGGCAACCGGGGCACGGAAGCCCCGGGCCGTCGCGGTCGCGAGGGCAGCGAAGATCGGCCCAGCGGCGCCGAAGGGCTCGCGTGGCGTCAGCGTCACAGCGGCCGCGAACGCAACATCGCGATCCGCGGGCAGGCCACCAGCCCGGAGCACCGGGAGGCCTACGCGCGGTTCCTGGCCAGCGGCCGGGTCTCGCCGGTGCTGAGCCGCAGCCACTCCCGCGACGCCGAGTCGCGTGACCTGGCGGCGGACTCTGAGGCGGACGGCGGGTACCTCGTCGCTCCGCTGCAGATGGTGGGAGGCATCCTGAAGTTCATCGACGACATGGTGTACATCCGCCAGTTCGCCACGGTGATCCCGGTCACCAACGCGCAGTCGGCCGGCCAAGTGTCGCTCGACGCCGACCCGGACGACGGCGACTGGACGAGCGAGGTGGCGACGGGCACCGCCGACACCGGCATGAAGTTCGGCATGCGGGAGCTGAACCCCAACCCCGTGGCCAAGCGCATCAAGCTCTCGCGCAAGCTGCTCCGCTGCACGCCCAACGTCGAGTCGCTCGTCACCGAGCGTCTGGCGTACAAGTTCGGCATCACGATGGAGAAGCAGTTCATGACGGGCGACGGGGCCAAGAAGCCCCTGGGCCTGTTCACGGCTTCGAGCTTCGGCATCAGCACGGCCCGCGACGTCTCGACCGACAACACCACCACGGCGATCAAGGCGGACAACCTGATCCGCGTGAAGATGTCGCTCAAGGCGCAGTACCGCAACCGGGCCAGCACGCGGTGGATCTTCCACCGCAACGCCATGGAGCAGGTCCAGCTGCTGAAGGACTCGAACGGCCAGTACCTCTGGCGTCAGGGCCTGGTTGGCGGCGAGCCCGACACGCTGCTCGGGATCGCGGTCTCTGAGAGCGAGTACGCCCCCAACACCTTCACGACGGGCAAGTACGTCGGGATCCTGGGCGACCTCTCGTTCTACTACATCGCCGAGGCCCTGCAGCTGGACATCCAGCGCATCAACGAGCTCTACGCCGAGACCAACCAGATCGGCTTCATCGGCCGCATGGAGGCCGACGGCATGCCGGCCCTGGAAGAGGCCTTCGCCCGCGTCAAGCTCGGTTAATCACATGTCCCCAACGCCCGGGGCGTGACAAGGACGTCGCGCCCCGGGCAGTCTCGATCCATCCGCACGCACCACACGGAGCACACCCATGAGCAGCCCGCTCGCACTCTCCAGCAACACCCAGGTCCAGCGCGTGATCAACGCGACGGCCGCTGGCACCACCGCCATCACCGGCACCGCGATCGACATGCAGGGCTTTGACCGCCTGTCGATCATCGCCCTGTTCGGCACCCTGACCGCCACGGCGGTCACGGGCATCAAGCTCCAGCAGTCCGACGACGACGGCTCGACGGACACCTACGACGACCTGGCCGGCTCGGCCCTGTCGATCCCCGACACCGACTCCAACAAGGTCCTGCACGCCGACCTCATCCGCCCGACCAAGCGGTACGTCAAGGTCGTGGTCACGCGCGGCACCGCCAACGCGGTGATCGACGGCGTGGTCGTGATCAAGCACGGGGCGATGAAGGCCCCGGTCGCCAAGCACTCCACCGTCTCGGGTACCGAGATCAACAACGCACCGGCCGAAGGCACCGCCTAAGGCCTCCTGATCCTCGATTCTTCCTGACCCCACCGCGGCGTCTTCCCGGCGCCGCTGTGGTTTGCCCGAGACCCTGGAGACCACCATGCGAATTCGAATGATCACGCTGGCGTGCGGCCCCAACGGCAACTGGAACCCCGGCCAGGTGGTCGAGGTCCCTGACGCCGAGGGCCAGCAGCTCGTGAAGGGCGGGTACGCCGTCGCCCTCAACCCGCCCAAGCCCGCAACCCCCGCCGTCGCCGCCGCGGGCCAGCGCACCGTCGAACGCACCGTGAGCACCCGGCGTCCCGAGCGTCGCAGCGCCCAGAAACCGGTCCAGAAGCCAGACCAGAAACCCGACCAGCCCCAGCCCGATCCCGCCCCTGCCAAGTAACCCAGAACACCGGCCGAGAGTCGGCCGCCCCGACCCCTCGGGCTCTCGCACGTCTGACGGCGCGGCGATCCGCGAGGGGCGGTTGTTTTCCTGAAGAAGCACTCGATGTACGACTGGCCCACCAAGATCGTCCAGAAGACCCCGCCGGCCACCGAGCCCGTCACGCTCGCCGAGGCCAAGCTCCACTGTCGCGTGGACATCTCCGACGACGACGCCTGGTTCACCACCGCGATCGCCGCGGCACGCCTGGCCTGCGAGACCGAGTGCAAGCGTGCGTTCGTAACGCAGACCTGGACGCTCTACCTCGACCGCTTCCCGGTCGTCACCGGATCGAGGCCCCTGCGGTCGATCCGGATGCCGCTCCCGCCGCTGGTGTCCGTGACCACGATCAAGTACATCGACGGCAACGGGACCCAGCAGACGCTCGCCGCCGGCAAGTACAAGGTCGACGCAGCCGGCGATCCCGGCGTGATCGTGCCGGCCTACGGCGAGTCCTGGCCAGACACACGCGACGAGCCCAACGCCGTCGAAATTGAGTTTGTCTGCGGCGGGGCTTCGGTCGATCCGCGCGTGAAGCAGGGGGTCTTGATGCTCGTCGCCCACTGGTACGAGAACCGCGAGTCGGTTGCGGTCGGGACCATCACCAAGGAAATGGACATGGCCGTGGGCTACCTCATGGGCCAGCTGTGGAACGGAACCCTTCGGTAGGAGACTGCAATGCCCGCAACGGACAATTTCGCGAACGCAGCCACCGGGCTCACATCGCCCGCCCGCAACGCGATGGCGATCACCCCCAACGACGGGACGGACCTGGCCTCGGTGACGCGCGGGATCTACGTCGGCGTGTCGGGCGACATCGCCCTGGTCACCGCCGGCGGCCAGACGGTGACGTTCAAGACCGCGGCCCAGGGGAGCACGATCCCGATCCAGGCCGCACGCGTGCTCTCGACCGGCACCACGGCCACCAACCTCATCGGCCTCTACTAGAGCCCCACCCATGGCCCGCATCCGATCCGGCAACCTCGACCGTCGCATCACCATCCAGGTGGCGTCGACGATGAAGGACTCCTTCGGCCAGGAGATCCCAACCTGGGCCGAGTTCAAGGTTGTCTGGGCGGCGCTCATGCCGCTGACGGGCGACGAGAGCTTTGTGGCCGAGCAGCGTTCGGCCCGGGCCCAGGTCAAGTTCAAGATCCGATACCTCGCCAACGTCACGCCGAAGATGCGGGTCCTGCACCGCAGCGACACGTACGAGATCGACGACGTCTCCGAGCAGGACCGGAACCACGAGATCGTCCTGACCTGCCACGCGTTCGAGGTGAAATCGGGGGCCTGACCATGCCGGCGGTGAACGACAAGCAGATCGTGATCGGGCACGCCGAGGTCCGCGCGACGATGGAGTTCATGTGGAAGACGGCGTCCAAGGCAGCGCTCCGCCGCGGGCTCTACGCCGGCGCAGCCCTGCTGAGAGACGAGGCACGTCGCCGCGTTCCGATCCGCACCGGGGCTCTCCGCCGCTCGATCGAGGCCGTGACCACCAAGGAGCTCGGCCCTGACGGAAAGCGTGACAACCCGGTCGGCCGCGTGCGCATCTCGAAGAAGATCTTCGCACTGACCGCCACCAAGAGCGGCGGCACCAGGGCCAGGCTGCTCAAGGGAGCGAAGAACATCACCGGCCGGGCGTACCCCCGCAACTACGCGCACCTCGTCGAGTACGGGACGCGGGCGCACTTCCTCGGGTCGGGCGCCAATCCCGGGGCGAAGATGCACCCGGGCGCACGCCCCAAGCCGTTCCTGCGCCCCGCATGGGACGCCAAGCGTGACGCCGCGATCGCCCGCTGTCGCGAGGTGGTCCTGGCGGACATCGAGAAGGCCGTGGAGAAGCGGGCCAAGGCCGCAAGGAAGTAACGTGACGACGATCGAAGAAGCCCTGTTCGCACACCTGACGGCCAACGCCGGCGTGACTGCGCTCGTCTCCACGCGGGTCTATCCGGTTCAGATGCCCCAGAACCCGACGCTCCCGGCGATCGTGTACAACCGGATCTCTGGCGAGCGGGTCCAACACATGCAGGGCTCGAGTGGTCTGGCCTCGCCGCGCATCCAGTTCGACTGCTTCGCCAAGACCTACGCCGTGGCCAAAGCGGTGGCCGAGGCTCTTCGCCTGGCGATCGAAGGGTTCTCCGGCACGATGGGCGGCGTGAACGGACCGGACGTGAACTCCTGCCTGCTCCAGAGCGACTCTGACGGGTACGAGGACGATCTGGAGGTCTATTGGGTTTCGGTCGACTACATCGTGTGGCACACCGAGCCCAAGCCGTGAATCGTGGCGATCGTTGACGCGCACCGCCGGAGCGGTAGTATCGGCATTGACATCTCAGGACCCGTCTTGACGGAACGCCCTTCGGGCGGGTCGCGTCAGACGCGGGAGATGATCCCAGCCACCTTTGGTCGGCGCGGATCGCTCAGCACGGTAACCCGTGCCGGCGATCGACGCGGCATCTCCTGAATGGTCCAGCCTCGCTTCCGGCACATCGCACGGAAGCGAAACACTCATGGCATCCACCCAGGCACGGTCTGGCTTTGGCGCGAAGCTCGCGCGAGGCGACGGCGGCGGCACCGAGGCATTCACCAACTCCGTCGAGGTCACCGGCATCAGCGGCGGCGACTTCGTCCAGAACACGGCCGACGCCACACACATGGAGTCCCCGGCCGGGTACGTCGAGAAGATCGCCACCCTCCGAGAGATCGGGGACTGGACGATCAACTACAACTTCCTCCCCGGCAACCCCACGCAGGACGGCCTGCGAGCGGACAACGTCGCCGGCGTGAAGCGGAACTTCCGCGTGATCATCCCCGGATTCGGCAAGCGGTTCGAGGGCGCGGCGTTCGTCAAGAGCATCGGCCAGGACATCCCGATGGACGGCAAGATGACCTCGTCGGTGGTGCTCTCGCCCACCGGCCAGTGGGTGATGGTCACCGACCCGTAAGCCATTCCGCCACGCCCGCACGCCCCCTCATCCGACGCACCCCAGGAGTTCGCTCTCGTGCCAGACACCGCGCCTTCCACCAGCACGCCCCCGCCCGTCGTCGCCGCTCCCCCGGCCGGTCCGCCCAGCGTCGTCGTTTCGCTGGCCGGCCGCGGGCCGGTCTCGGTTGTCTTCGACCTGGACCGGCTTGCCGCGATCGAGGACGCGACAGGCATGTCGGTATTCGAGATCCTGAACAAGTTCGCCGAGCTCTCCCCGAAGACCGAGGACGGCGAGGCCAAGCCCTCGTCGGCCGAGCTGGTGAAGGCGCTGTACAGGCAGCGGCTCGGGATCATGAACAAGTTCCTCTGCGGCGCTCTCTCGATCAAGGCCGACGAGCTGACCTGGCTCGTTGGTCTCCGCAACATTGCCACCGTGGGCAACGCGGTCCGCAACGCGTTCATCGAGGCGGTGATGCAGATGATCGGTGACACGGAGGACGCGGCGGGAAAACCCTCCGCCCAGCCCGGTACCTCCGAGCCTGGGCCCGCGTCGAGCTGAGGATGTCCGCTCGGCGGGCCGGGCGGCTGGGCCCGGCCGAGGTCGCCGAGCTTTACACCGTCTGGTGGGACGGCGTGCGGCGGGACGACTACCGCGCGGGCGTACTGGCCACGATCGCGTCGAACAAGGACCGCGGGCCGTCGCACGGTCCGCGGCACGAGCCGTGGACGTTCTTCCCCTCGCTGGCTCACCTGCGGCCGGCACCGATGTCCGAGGGCGAGATCTTCAGCGTGATGTCGCGGATGGTGGAGTCGACGAAAGGACCGTGATCCATGGCAGCCCTGGGGAAAATGGAGCTCGTCCTCACCGCCAACCAGGCTGCGTTCATGTCGCAGATGGAGAAGGCGACCAAGGCCCTGGACAAGTTCGCGGCCGACGGCAAGAAGACCCACGCCGCCATCCAGAAGGCCGCGGCGTCGATGGGGGCCGGGTTCGGCGTGCTCAAGGGCGCGATCCTGGCGGCGGCTGGGGCGTTCGTCAGCGGGCGCCTGATCGGGTCCCTGACCTCGGCCGCCGAGGAAGTGGACAAGCTGGGCAAGGCCAGCAAGCGGCTGGGCATCGACGCCAAGTCGCTCTCGGCGCTCAAATTCGCGGCCGACGAGGCGGGGATCGAGTTTGAGACCCTGGCCAAGATGGCCGGCAAGGCCGGTAAGTCCGTCGCGGCGATCGTGGCCGGCGGCGGGAGCAGCGTCGGCATCGGCGGACTGAACGTGCAGCTTCTCGACGCGGCCGGCAAGATGCGGTCGATCGACGAGCTGCTGCCCGACATCGCCGCTGGCCTCGAGTCGGTTGGCAGCGAGGGCGAGCAGCTCCGCCTGGCGGACAAGTTCTTCGGCAAGGCCGGCGGCGAGGCCTTCGTGCAGCTGCTCAAGGAGTCGGGCACGTTCGTCGAGAACCTGGCGACGCAGACCGAGCGGGCCAAGCGGCTGGGCGTGATCTTCGACGATGACCAGGTCGAGAAGCTGACGGCCTACAACGACGCGGTCGGCCGCATCAGCCAGGCGTGGCTGGGGCTGCGCGTGCAGGTGATGACCAAGGTGGCGCCGGCGCTGACGGAGATGGCCAACAAGGCGGCGTCGACCTTGGCGGCCGTGCCGGAGATGGTCACCAACGTCATGAAGGTGTTCGACAGCGGGCCCGCGGGGAAGGCGGCGAGACTCAGCCTCGAGCTGATCGGTCGGCTGATCAAGCGGACCCTTTACGACGCCATCGTGCTCGGCGGGCAGTACGCGATCGACACCCTTGCAACCTATGTCACCGCGCGGCTCTCGCTCGCGTTCGAGGACCTAAAGCCGTTCGGGTACAAGTCTGACAAGACGATGGCGGAGCGGCTGCAGGAGAAGATTGGCGAGATCGATCCGGAGTACGGCAAGCGGTGGGACATGTACGTCGCGAACCTGACCGAGAACGTGAAGTTCCTCGGCATCGCGCTCGACAACCTCACCGGCGCGTCCAAGCTGATCGAGCAGCACGGGATGAACAACATCATCACCGACCCCAAGAAGACCAAGGACGCCACGGCCGCGGTCTCGGAGCTCTCGAAGGAGGTCAAGGATTTCTCTGAGCAGGCTTCGAAAGGGATTTTCGGCTTTGCCAGCAATCTCAGCGACGCGTTCACCGAGGCGACGTTCGGGGCCAAGCTCTCGTTCGCGGAGATCGCCACGTCGTTCGGGAAGATGCTGGAGTCGATGGCGCTCAAGACACTGGTGTTCGAGCCCATCCTCCGCCAGGTCGGCATCGGGTTCAGTGCGTTCCTGGAAAGCAGCTTCGACCCAGGCACGACGAACGGCGGAAACACCCAGGGCGGGTATGGCGTCTCGGACGTGGCGGAACCGCAGGCACGTGGTGGTGTCTGGAATGCAGGGCGGCTCATGGCTTTTGCCGCGGGCGGGGTGGTCGGTGCGCCGACGTTCTTCCCGATGGCCAACGGCGGCACGGGCCTGATGGGTGAGAAGGGCAAGGAGGCGATCATGCCCCTGGCCGAAACCAGCGCCGGGCTGGGCGTGCACGGCATTCCGAGCGAGATCACCGTCAACATCTACGACCAGCGTCAATCTGGAGAACGCCCCCAGGTCACACAGACCACGGGGCCTGACGGCCGGAAGCAGCTCTCTGTGCTGATTCGGGACGAGATGAAGGGCGCGATATCGGACGGTTCACTCGATCGGGTGATGTCGTCTGGGTATGGTCTCAGCCGGCGTGGCACGCGGAACTAACTTGCAGCAGGTGGCCCGGATCGAGTATTGTTTATCCCGGCACGGAGCGCCACGAACTTCTACGGACGGGACCAACGGGAGTCTCTCGATGAAGCACCTGATCTGCGTCCTCCTCGCATTCATGATGACCGCGGCGACCGGCTGCATGGCTCCGCCGCTCCCGCGAAAGACTCCGTTCGATCCAAGCGAGTACGCGTGGTCCACTCGATCAGGAACGGGATCTCTGACTGGTCAGGCATTTGTCACGACAGTTGGTGGAGACGTTAAGTATGCCGCCGGAAAGACGATTTCGCTGAACCCCGTCACTTCATACTCAACAGAGTGGTACAACAGGCGAATTCTGAACAACGAAAACTTGGAAGTTGCGGATCCCCGCGCGACTGAACTAACTAGATCTGCGATGGCAGATGGGGAAGGTCGATTCAAATTCAAAGATCTTCCGGCCGGTGACTATTACGTCACGGTGTACATCGGGTGGATGGTTCCCTGGTATGGCTACGGCTCATCCGGGATGAGCCAGACTGGTGCCTGTGCACATGCGAAGGTCACGATCCGCGAAGGTCAGACCACGGAAGTCATCGCCACGCATTGAAAGGGCTTTGGATGATCGAGAACCCTGAACAGACCACCGCCCACGCGTCCCAGGACATGCGTATGGAGCTCGCCGCTCTGCGCCGTGAGATGCACGCCGCCCGATTCGGAAAACCCGGCGTGCTGCGCATCGCCGTCGGGGTGTGCGGCGGGCTGGTGCTGTACTCGGTGGTGGGCGTGATCGTGACGGTCCTGGGATGGGGGCTGATCACCGGAGCGATTGCGGGCCTTGCTGCCAAGGCCTCAGAAAGCTCGCATTCCACAGCTCCCGCACGCTGAATGTATACCCGTATATTACGAGCATACCTGGTGCGTGTGCAGCGACCACTTCTCCAGCTTGACTCCCGCTCCGGCCGGTGAAGTATGCCGCACGCGCGTGGCGATGGATCGCCAGCGTGACCGACACACTCCCTGCAGGAGGCACGATCATGGTCAAGGCAACGTTCATCCCCAGCACTGACGGCGAAGACACCATCCCCTATTCCGAGGTCGCGGCCAAGCCCGGTGCCTACGGCTCTGGATCCAACGACTTTCGGTACCTCTCGGTCTTTGGAATCGTCGTGAGCATCACCGAGACCGGCGAGTCTGGCTCGATCGTCGACCCGTCCTCCACCACGCTCTTCCGCCGGCTCGCCGGTGAAGTCGACGTGACGGTTTCCTGACGCGCACGAGCGTCAGCCCAGCAATCCCCGCCCCCTACGGGGATCGGAGCGAGCTGAGGACCGCTTTCACAGACGGCCCTTGCCTCGACCACCACACGGCCCGTTCGGCTTCATGCCGGCGGGCCGTCTCCGTTTGTGGGCGATGACATAGAGCACATAAAGACCCATGCGTGACTCATGCTCCGGCGCGGGTAGTATCGCCCGACCGCGCCGTCACTCGCGGGACCTGGAGACAATGGCGATCGTCTGGCCGCCGGGCCTGCCAACCGCGCCTCAGCTCGGTTCGTACGTCAAGCGGCTCCCAAAGCTCACGATCCGCTCAAGCGTCGACGCCGGCTACGACAAGGTCCGCCGCCGGTTCACCGCCGCGCCGACGCTCGTCGACATGGCGCTCAAGCTGACGCGCACCCAGGTCGCCGTCTTCCGCACGTTCTTTCTCGACACCACCGCGGGCGGCGCCCTGGCCTTCACCTGGAAGGACCACGAGACCGGCGACGTCTGCGACTACCGATTCGTCGACGAGCCCAAGCTCCGGGCACTGGCCCCGCGCCAGAGCGGGAGCGAGTACTGGGAGACCGAGGTCTTCACCCTCGAGCAGCTACCCACCGAGGACTCCGACTCCGGCGGCGACCCGCCGGCCGACCCCTTCGGAGGCTTCTTCGTCCGCGAGTTCGAGCGCGAAGCACTCTCCGAAGCGGACGGCGAGGTCTCGAGCTTCGGGGCACCGATCGCCGAGCCCGACGCGCCCGCCACCGGGTACTACTTCTGGCTCTTGGAGGCCGTGGGCGACACGCCGGCCGAGGGCGCAGGGGACGACCTCAACCTGGCCCAGCTCTACGGCGAGTCCGCGGGCACGTGCGGCAGCTCCGGAGGCTCCCACACCACCGACACCGACACATCAACGTTCCTCGGCCGCTCCAACAGCAACGGAAATCTCGGGAGCACCGGCGGCGGGTATCTCGACTGTTAAACCGCGCCAACGACGGCGCTGTGTTCATTTTCTCAAGGAGGATCCCATGGCAGGCCTGTTCTGTTCTCTCAAGTCCAGCGTCATCAGCGTGACCGCCACCACGGCCAAGACCGTCGCCCAGCTCATCGCCCCGGCCGGCGCTGGTGCGAAGGTCACCCGCTTCCACCTCGACCCGAGCGGCGCAAGCCCGACGGCCGCCAAGGGTCGCTGGGAGCTCGTCAAAGGCGCGACCGGCGGAAGCGGATCAGCGTCGCTCTCGCCGGTGAAGTCGCACGGCCACACCGGTTCGGTCGTTGCCACCGGCAAGGAAGGGTTCACCGGCGAGCCCAGCGGCGGCACGGTGATCGACTCCGGCCTGGTACACGAGCAGGGATCGATCAACATCCCGCGTGAGATCGTGCTCAACCCCGGCGAGACGCTCGGCCTCCGCGTGACCATGGCCAACAGCATCTCCGTCGTGGGCGGCTTCAACTACGAGGAGTAGCCCGTGGCCCGCCCGGTATCGGCCGCCTTCCGCAAAGCGGTGCAGGCCCGGGAGACCGACGAGGCCTTCCTGCTCCTGCTGACGCTCACGCACCCGTCGTTGCCCGCTCCCATCCGGGTGGTCAACGACGGGGCCGATCTCGTGGTTGGTGCGCTGACCTTCCAGCGGTTCCCATTCGCGGTGACCCTCGCCCCAGAGGTCGAGGACCAGCCGCCGCGGGCCCAGCTGGAGATCTGCAACGTTGACCGCCAGATCGTCACGGCGCTGCGGAGCGTCCAGGGCGACCCGATCGCCGTCGAGATCTCGATGGTGATGGCCAGCTCGCCCACCGTGATCGAGGCCGGGCCTTACAGCTTCACGCTCCGCGACACCACCTACGACGCGATGGTGGTGTCCGGAACGCTCACGTACGAGGACATCCTCAACCGCGCATGCCCGCCCCGCACCATGACGCCGGCGGCCGCGCCCGGCCTGTTCTGACGAGCCGCTCATGCCCAAGCTGACCGAGCACATGCCGCCGTGGGTGGGAACGTACATCGGGATCCCGTTCGCCGATCGCGGCCGCGACCGTGACGGGCTCGACTGCTGGGGCCTCGCGCGGCTCGTGTACGCCGAGCGGTTCGGGGTCATGCTGCCGAGCCTGGCCGACGGGTACGTGGGCGAGGACCGCGCGAGCGTCGCCAAACTCTTCCACGCGCAGAGCGGCGTATCTCTCGACGAAACGTCGGCGGCGGACCAGGACCCGACCCGCCACTGGAAACTCGTCCAGTCCCCCGAGCTCGGGGACCTGGCCAGCTTCCGCATCGCCGGAAAGCACGGGCACGTCGCCGTGCTGGTTTCCGAAAACGAGTTCCTGCACGCGATCGCCGGCGTGAAGTCCTGCGTCGAGCGGCTGTCCTCGCCGCTCTGGAACCGCCGCCTGGTCGGCTTCTGGCGTTACGCCGGGCCGGTTCGCGTAGCGGGCCGTCCGATCTTCATGCAACCCGACTCGGTGAACGTCGAGCTGCCCGCGGGCCTGTCGATCGCCGAACTGCTCGAGGCGGCGGGGATCGAGATGACGCCGTACCTCGTGGTGCACGTCGGCGACGGCGAGGTCCCATTCGAGCAGTGGCCCAACGTCAAGCCCAAGGCCGGCCGCGTGGTCACCGTCTCGGCCGTCCCGCGTGGGGGCGGCGGTCAGGGTGGCGGCAAGACCGCTCTCCGCCTGGTGGCGACGATCGCGGTCATCGCTCTTGCGGCGTACGTCGGAAGCCCCGCGGCCGGGTTTTTCGCGGCCGGGTCCGGCTGGGGAGCGGCAACCACCGCCGCCATCGGCATTGTCGGATCGCTGGCCGTCAACGCGCTCATCCGCCCGCCCGCGGCCCGTCTCAGCCTGGCCGGCGGGAGCGCGGCATCCGACCAGATCTCGCCGTCGATCTCGTCGGGCCGCAACGAGCTGCGGCCCTACGGCGTGGTCCCCATGGCGTTCGGGCTCTACCGCTGGGCCCCGCCCTACGGGGCCAAGCCGTACGTCGAGGTCCAGGGTGACGCGCAGTACCTCCGGTGCCTCTTCAACCTGGGCGAGGGCCCGCTCGAGGTGTCGGACATCAAGATCGGCGACACGCCCATCACCAGCTACGAGGGCGTCGAGGTCGAGATCCGGCCCGGGTACCTGGACGACGCCCCGCTCACGCTCTTCCCCAACGCCGTGGTGCAGGAAGACTTCTCGATCGCCCTGACGCAGGCCGGAAGCTGGACCAGCCGGACCTCGGCACTCGGCGCCCAGGAGCTGAGCGTCGACGTCGTCTTCCCCGGCGGCCTGGCACTCTTCAACCCCGACGGCACCAAGACCAACCGGGCCGTCGAGGTGGCGGTCGAGTTCCGCCGCGTGGGCGACGTCCCCTGGCTGCAGGTCAACGGCGGCGGGACCAACTCGGGATCTCCCACCACGTTCCGGGAGATGGACTTCCTGTTCAGGACGCCCGAGGCAACCTTCGGCGGCAAGGGCAACCACGCCAACGACGTCAACTGGTCGGCCTCGCAGGTTCCGTACCCCGACGCCAAGCCGGCGTATCTGCCCAGCACGTCCTTCGCCTGGAAGGTCGAGGGGTACATCTACTGCCCGTTCCCCGGTTACTACCAGTTCTGCGTGGACTCCAACGACGCGGCTGACGTCCACGTCGACGGGCACGAGGTGGCGAGCTGGTACGGGTCGCACGCCACCGAGGTCACGCAGGCCACGCTCAATTCGTCCACGCACGCCGGCGCCCCGATCTACCTCGAACCGGGCTGGCACTCCTTCCGGGCACGCGTGGAATGCCGCACGCCCGCGGGCGGCGCTCTGGCGGTCGGGTGGCGCACGCCCATCGACGGCGTCTTCAAGATCGTTCCCCAGAGCAGCCTGGCCCCGGTGTCGTCGGGGTTCGGGTCGCAGGGGTCGCTCAATTACGAGTGGTACCTCACCGACGGGTACCGCTCGTCCATCTTCGCGTTCGAATCCCGCACCGACCCCATCCGTCGATCGCTCTCGTGGGCCACGCCCGACGCCGACCCGTCGACCTCCTACGAGGTCCGGCTCCGCCGCATCACGCCCGACACCGACGCCACCAACATCACCGACAAGGTCTTCTGGTCGGCCCTGCGCACGATCGAGGCCCGCGACCCGATGCCGCAGCCCGGCATGGCCAAGCTCGCCGTGCGGATCAAGGCGACGGACCAGCTCAACGGCATTGTCGACACGCTGACGGTCTTGACGCGATCGATCCTGGACGATTGGGACCGCGTCACGCGGGCCTGGGTGAAGCGAGGCACCTCGAACCCGGCCAGCGTGTACCGCCGCCTGCTCAACGGACCGCCCTCTTCGCCCGTGCTCCCGGATGCACGGATCGATCTCGACGAGCTGGCTCGGTGGCACGAAGAGAGCGAGGACCGCGGGCTCCGGTTCAACGGCGTGATCGACTTCTCGGGGACGCTGTACGAGCGGCTGCAGGACATCGCCGCGGCCGGGCGGGCCACGCCGGGCATGAAGGACTCGCGCTTCTCGATCGTCCGCGACCGCCCCCAGACGGTGCCCATCCAGCATTTCACGCCGGGCAACTCGCGTGGCTTCAGCGGCCGCAAGACGTTCGCGGATCTCCCGCACGCCTTCCGGGTCCGCTTCATGGACGCGGCCCTGGGGTACCAGCAGAACGAGCGGATCGTTCCCGACGACTACCACGCCGTTGGCGGCCTCACAGCCTTCGGCGAGGCAACGTCGCTCCCAGAGGCAAACCGCATCGAAACCCTCGAGGTGTTCGGGTGCTCGTCGATGGACGAGGCCTTCCGCCACGGACGCTACCACCTGGCGGTGGCGCAGCTGCGGCCCGAGGCCTTCGAGCTCTCGACCGACGCCGAGCACCTGGTGGCCACGCGCGGGGACCTGGTCCTGGTCACGCACGACGTGCCGCTCTGGGGCCAGGCGTGGGGACGGGTCACCGGGCTCGTCACGGACCTCGGCGGGAACCTGATCGCGATCCGCACCGACGAGCAGCTCACGATGGACGGCGGCCAGCTCTACCGCGTGCGCGTGCGTCTGGAATCCGGGGCGACCTGGCTCCGCGACGTCGTGACCGTCGCCGGCATCACGCACGAGCTGACACTCGCCACGCCCGAGGGTGCGGCCAATCCCAAGCCCAAGGTCGGCGACCTGTTCATGTTCGGGCCTCCGGGCCTCGAGTCGCGCGAGCTGATCATCAAGGGCATCGAGATCGACCGCGACCTCGGGGCCAAGCTGACGTTCGTCGACCACGCCCCGGCGGTGCACCTGGCGGACCAGGGCGTGATCCCGCCGTACGACAGCGGCATCACCGGAACGACCAAGTATGAGGAGCGGCCCGAGGACCCGGTGATCACGAGCATCCGCTCGGACGATCTGGTGATGATCCGCAGCGCCGACGGATCGCTGCTCAACCGGATGCTGATCTCGCTCCTGCCGGTTTCGGGTCGCCACCCGTTCCCCGTTGCGGTGCAGTCGCGCACGCGGCCCAAGCCCGCGTTCGGCGCCGGCGATGCGGGGAGCTGGACCACGCACCCGCAGGTGTCGCTCTCGAACAACTCCTTCGGGATCACCGACGTCGAGCAGGGGATCACCTACCAGATCAAGATCCGCACCGTCAGCGCCCAGGGCGTGACGTCGCACTGGGTGGCGGCCGAGCACACCATCGTCGGCAAGACCTTCCCGCCGCCCGACGTGCAGAGCTTCGACGTGGTCCGCCTCTCCGACGGCACCCGCAAGTACTCCTGGGTCCTGGGCGTGGTTCCGCCCGACATCGCCGGCGTCCAGATCCGCTACGGCGTCGACGGCACCGACTGGTTCAACATGACGCCCCTGCACGAGGACGTGCTGCAGGCCTCGCCCGCCGAGCTCAACGCCCCGCCCGCGGGGACCTGGCTCTTTGGGATCAAGATGGTGGACACCAGCGGCAACGAGTCGGTGAACGCGCTGTTCATCCTGCGGACGCTCGGCCAGGAGCGGCTCGAGGGCGTGGCGTTCTCTGACGACGCGGGCCTCGCGCTCTGGCCGGGGACCAAGTTCAACTGCCACCTGGCCAACGCGACGTTCCCGCCGGCGCTGCTTGAGCCCGACGACACCGCGACCTGGGACACGCTCCCGCTGACCTGGGACGGGTACATCCGCTGGATCCTCGGGCCCAAGACGCCCATCAGCTACGAGCACACCGCGCTCGACGCCGGGTTCGAGCTGGAGTTCAGCCCCGACGCGATCACGGCCGGCGACGGCGTGCTGGTGACCGAGCTGGCCTGGTCGCTCGACGATGTCACCTACACCGACTGGGCCGAGGTCAGCTCCGTCCGCCAGACGGCCATCCGGGCCCGGTACCTCAAGGCCCGCGTCACCGGCAACCCGACGCCCGAGGTCGCGATCCCGACGATCACGCGGCTGCTCGTGCTCATGCGGGCGCCGACCGTCACCTACGAGATCCAGGACCTGCCGACGGCGTCCCTGCCGGCGACGAGCGTTCTGGGCGTCGGCGACGTCCGCCTGCCGATCGAGCCGGGCCGCTTCACGCTCATCCGCCACATCGCCCTCACGTTCAACGGCATGGGGCCAGGCTGGACGTGGGAGCTGGTCGACAAGGACACCGCCGCGGGCCCGCGCGTCAGGATGTACAACGCCGACGGCGTGCTCTCTCACGCCACGGTGGACGCGGTCATTCGAGGGCTCTAGACCCACCCATTCACCCGGAAGGATTTCTCATGGCATGGCCCGGCTCCCCCGTTCCGACCACCAACCTCGACGCTGGCTCCGACTCGCCCGCAAGCGCACGCTCGGACATCCTGACGGCGGTCCAGGACATCAACTCCATCATCGCCGCGCGGGCCGCGGCCAACGGCATCGCCCCGACCGACGCCAGCTCCCTGGTTCCCCTGGGGAACCTGCCCATCACCCCGATCAACACCGGGAGCGACGTCAAGCGCACCCCCGCGGTCACCCAGAATTGGGCCGTGCCCGCCGGGGTTACGCGTGTTCGCGTCCGGGCCTGCGGCGCGGGCGGCGGCGGGGGCTACACCTCGGCGGGCACTGGAGGCGACCACGGCGGCGGTGGGGGCGGCGGCGGGTACATCGAGCACGTCTTCACCGTCGTCCCGGGCTCGAACTTCACCTACCAGGTCGGGGCCGGCGGACCTGGCGGGCCTTCCTCGGGCGACAACGACGGGACGGACGGCGGGGACACCACCGTGACCAGCCCGGCCAGCGCCACGCCCAGCTCGTACACGATCACCGCCAGGGGCGGGACCGGAGGCAAGGGCCCGGCCACCCGGTTCGGCGGCGGCGGCGGGTCCCTCGTCAACGGCGACCTGGGAATCGAGGGCGGGGCCGGGGCGTCGGGTGCGTCGCGCGGCGGCATGGGCGGATCGAGCGGGATGGGCGGGCCGGGCAACGCCACGAACGTGCTGCTCTACGGCGCCGGCGGCGGCGGCTTCGGGTCGGGGAACGGGACGGCCGGCTTCCCAGGGAAGAACGGCCTGGTGGTCTTCGAGTGGTGAGCGGCGATCCCACCTGCGGGCCCGCACGCGATCCCGCCCGCGATCCCATTTGCGATCCAGACAACGCCCCGATGCCGGACCATCCGATCTCGATCGAGGTCCCGTGCACGGCCGTCGGTACCGCCGTGCAGGCGTTCGTCAGCATCCACCACGCCGCCAGGGTCACCGCCGAGCAGACGGGCCCCGGGACGTTCCGCGTCACCGCGGAATGAACGCTAGATCGAGATCTCGATGCCGATGCCGGACGTGCGGGCCGATCCCCCGCTCCCGCCGACCGAACCGCCGTACTGGTACGCGCCGTACGTGCCGTCGTTGGGCAGACCGTTGATCCCGAAGGGGACCTTCAGCCCGAGGGGCTTCTTGATCGCCTTCAGGTCCGTCGCCGGCTGCATGTCACTGCCGTCGAGGGTCGCGTACGGGTTGGCCACTCTCTGGATGCCGTTGGCGTCGATCACCGAGGCCCACTCGGCCGCGGTGTTGAACGCGGCGTTCTGCGACCAGAGGCCGGCGCTGATGTTCCAATAGACGCAGTCCGTGAAGACGTGCTTCCCGGCCGCCATGGCCGAGTCGTTGAGGGCGATCCAGCGGTTTCCGTTGGTGGTGCGGAACGCGAAGATCGTCCCCTTGGCCTCGACGTTCCCGCCGCCCGAGATGTCCTGGTAGAAGAACATGACCTGGTTGCCGGCCCCGCCGACGGATCCATTGCTGTAGACGCTGCAGTGGTGCAGCCAGACCTTGGAGCTGTTGCTCGAGTTGCCGACCAGGAACAGCGAGTAGATCGTCGCGGCGTTGCTCTGGTCGACCTTGATCACGCTGCCAAAGAACCCGTAGTGAGCCGGGGAGTTGGCACCAGACGCCGTCGCGTTGTCGCCGATCGTCTGCACGGGCGATCCCACCGCGCTCATGCGGCTGAAGTCCAGCTCGCAGTTCAGGAAACAGATCGACGTGAAGCCCTGGCAGCCCGAGCCGCCGACGAGCTTGCAGCGGATGCACTGCACGGCGTAGGAGTTGGGGTCCGATGGGTCGGCCGGCGGCGCGGTGTCGTTGGTGCCGAAAGCGGCCCCGCCGTTTCCGGTGGAGTCGCTGATCTTGCCCATCGCGATCACCGTGACGTCGATCCACTTGACGCCCAGGACCTTGGCCGGCACGGACGAGTGGCTGAAGCACGCCGAGATGGACCACGCCGGGTTGAGCAGGTCCCCGGTCCGGTTGAGGTGCGTCTGCTTCAGGACCTTGACGTTCCGGCAGGTCGCGTTGGTGAGGTTGTTGGCGTAGGTGAAGAAGACGATCGACGCGGACGAGGTCACGCCGCCCGAGACCACGCAATCGTGGAGCGTGTTGCCGTTCTGGATCTGGCCGAGGAACCCGACCCCGTGCCACCCGTTGTCGAAGCAGTTCACCGAGACGTTGCAGTTGTTGGCGTCCGAGCCCAAGACGCCGTATCCGTAGCCGGCGACGGTGGTGCACCAGAGCGCCGAGTTGAAGCCTTCGAGGGTGTAGCCGTCGCAGGTATCGAGCGTGATGCCGCTGTTGGAGTTGGAGACGTACGTGATGATCTTGCCAGACGTGGTCTCGCCGGACCCGATCCCGATCGTGAGCACGCCGGTGCCCGAGTTGTACGAGTAGGTGTTGCTGTTGGCGGTCGCCGCGCCCGCGGCCATGTGCCCGTAGTGGCGGCCCTGCGCGTCGATCGAGGCGTCCCAATCGATCGTGACGGCGTAGAGCGTTTTGCCGGTGCCGATGTTCGTGGTGAACACCCCGCCGCTCCCGCTCCAGGCCGACGCGACGACGGTGTCGCCCTTCACCCACGCGGCCGTGAACCCGACCCGCTGCTTGATCGACCCGCCGGCGGTGTCGTTGAGGATCACGCACGCCTCGCGGAAGTGCCCGGTCGCCGGGTCGGTGCCGCCCCAGATCTCCAGCTTGTCGCCGTTGAATCGGTTGGCCACGAACTTGCCGAGCGTGAGCCACGGCGTCAGCGGGTTGAGAGCCTGGCCGCGGGATCGACCGTCGCTGCCGATCGCCGGGTCCGAGCACGAGTAGTAGGGCAGCGAGATCGGGACGTGGTAGACGATGACCTCGATCGAGTCGATGTCGATGCGGCCCGTGCCGGCGGACCCGAAGGTGGCGTCGATCTGGAGGTGCACCGTGAAGGTGCCGTTGACGCTGGTGCCGTCGGCGGAGTTGGCGACGCTGAGGCCGAGCTCCTGGGTCTCGCCGCCGAAGACGTAGTCGCTGTACCCGACGCCCGAGGCCGGCGCCGCGATCGATCCGTCGAACACGCCCGACGCGCTCGCGACGTCGACGCCGTTCTTCCGCAGCGTGATATACATGCTCCAGGAGGTCGGGTCCGCGATGTCCGAGGACACCAGGCGGTTCTTCATCTCGACGCGGATGCCGGTGATCCGTCGCCCGGCCGGCACCGCGAAGCCCAGCGCCGCGCTGCCCAGGATCTCGCTGATCTGGCCGCTCGTGAGCCTGACGCTCGCGACCGGGCTCGGCGGCGGCTGCCCGACCACCGGGTTGATGATCAGGAACTTGACGCCGCTGTTGTCGCCGAGGAACCCGCTGGCGACCTTGGGGCCCTCGGGGGTGTACGTGATGGCCATGAGCGAGAGTCCTTTCGCACTGCGGTGGTTCTACTGGTCGTCGGTTGTGCTGTGCTGCTCGGAGCGGTTGCCGGCACCGCCGCCAGAACCGCCGTTGGTCCCGTTGCCGTTTCGGTGCGGTGCGGACCGGAACGCCTGCGTGAGTTCCTTGGTCGCGACGGTGTTCCGGTCCATCGCGGTGGCGATCAGCTGGCGGTCGAGCGCACGCTCGGCGGAGAAGCTCAGGCGGTCGGCGTCCCGCTCTTGCTGGTGCGAGAGTCGTTCTTCTTTGAGGTAGGTCTTGAAGTCGTCGGCCAGGGCCTTCATGGCGTCGAGGTGCCTGGGAAGCAGCTTCACCACGAACCACACCACCAGGAAGACGACGAGGCCGAAGGCGCCGCCCTGCGTGACCGCTTGAATGAGTGAGATCTCGGTGCCGATGGCCTGGGCAAGTAGAGCGCTCGTCATGCGCGATACTAGATTGTTGAAGCGCCCGTTCCACCCCGGGTGTTCACACTGGGAAAACCTCAGAACGCCGCGGCGGGCCGTGGCGGCATGGGGCTCATCTTCAGCCTTGATTCGATGCCGTCCAGCTCGTCGCGGTACGCTGGGTCAGAGGCGTACGCCGCGGCGACGATCCTGTGCTGGGCGATCACCGTCGAGTGCGTGGGGCGGTTGGCGTAGCGGGCGATCTCCGGGTAGCTGTATCGAGTGATCCGTCTGCACAGCCAGACGTACGCGCGGCGGGCCTTGACCACGGCGGGGTGCCGGCGTTCGCTGAAGAAGTCGTCAGCAGAGATGCCGTAGTGCGTCACGACGGCCAGGACGACGTCGTCCCAGACAATCACCCTCTCCATGATGGGGGCGGGGACGCGACGAAAGTCTGCGGTATACCACTGACCCGTGTGGGCGCGGTAGACCGGGACCTTCTTGGGATTGAGCTCCGGGAGCGGACGGCGCGGCGTCGTGATCGAAATGGTCGCGCGGTCCCTGGCCATGAGGATTTCTGGGCTGGATGGGTGTTTGTTGCTCATCTTCCCCCCGATAGCATTTCACGTTGCCAGCTGAACAGTCCATCCCAGACGAGCTGCGCGTCCGCCTCGACGCGGTCAGGGACCGCCTCGACGTAGATGTGCGTTGCGTTCCCCGCGGCTCGCCGGAGTGCAACGGGCGAGACTTTGACGTGTGGCGGGTCTCGATCGGGCCCCTTGGGTGGCGTGACTCCCCGCCACCCGTCCACCACATCAGGTCGAGGATCCATCCCGACCCACACCCCCGAGAAATGATCGGCGAGGGACCGCACCTGGCGGCCGTCCTGACGCACCTGCTCGGACAGGCCGCACGTTGCAAAGTACGGCGTGAAACCTGTTGCGAAGCCATCTGTTCCGAACATCGGGCGCTGGCCGTTGGATCCCACCTCAAAAAAATCGCTGGCCGTTCTCATCAGCAGTCCCTCCAAATCTACATCATCCCGGGAGCTTCCCCGGGTCGGACGTCAGTTGTTGAATGTGCTTGATCGCAGCGACCACGGCGGCCTTTGAGTTGAGAAGCTCGGCCAGCTTTGTCTCGATGATGATCTTTCGGCTTTCTCGCTCGGCCTGGCTGGACCGCGGGTACGCCCCTTGCTCAAGCGATTCCTTGCCGATGATCGCCGTGATGATGGCTTGCTCCAGGCGAGCGGCCTCGGCCTCGGCAAGACACTGGACGATCTGGAGCCCGCGATAGAGATCGCTCATGCTTTCCCCTCCGCCCTGGCGATGACGTCGAGCACCCGCGCCACGACCCAGGAAGTGGTGTGGGTGGTGATGTTGTGTTTCTTCCTGAACCAGTTCACGAGCTGGATGCTCCCCCAAGTGCCGACGAACTCAACCACGAGCTTGAGGGTCTCGATCATCTCCTCGGGGGTGGGCGGGGGCTTGTTCGATGGCGTGCTCATCGCTCCCACCACTCGAAAACAGCATCGGCGATCACGCTGTCGGGCACGTCGAATAGGCCCTGCCGGCCGGTGTAGGGGATCGGATCGCGGAACGCGCGGGCGGTGTCGAGCACCCACATATAACGTCCGACGGAGTAGTCCCCGAACTCCAGCTCGGGGTGCCCCACGTTCTGGACGTCGGCCGGCCCCTTGATCTTGTAGACGCTCGAAAGATGCACGGTCCCGATGATCGCGCCGAAGGCTAATCGAGGCCCCCAGGGACGAGCATCAAAGTAACTTTGGACCGCCGAGCGGAACGGCTCACGCATGGAGATTTCGGCGATCGACGCGCTCCACCGTTTGCCGGCGTGGATCGCCAGGAGCCCGCGGTAGTTCGTGCCCCAGGAGCGGGTCTCGATGAGCTTGTCCTGGTTCACGACCAGCGTCGCCCAGGGTTGCCAGAGGGAGAGACACTTCATCGCTTGCCCTTCTTCTCAACGGCCGGCGGCGGCTCGGGGAGTTGTAACTTTCCGTGATGGCCGGCCCAGATGAGGAACTTCGCATCATCAGCGCCCGGGTTGGTCAGGAGCACGGCGGAGAGCTTGACGTAGATGTCGCTCAGCGCCTCGGCGATCACGTCCAGGCCCTTCTCCACTTCCTTGGAATAGGGGATCAGACCGCAAAAGGTGTTTTGATCCTCGCCCCGATAGCTGCTCGTGAACCCGACCTCGGGGGCTCCATGGCAGATCCGGCCGTAGTGCGGGGGGTTGCCCGCGCCCACGATGTCACGATGACGCTCGGTCGGCTTGCCGATGTCGGTCCGATCTACCAGGATCCAAGAAACCTTGAGCCCGGCCCTCACGTTGCCCCGCTCGATCTCGCGTTCGTCGCGTTCGATCGTGTACTGGATCCAGCGGCTCCAGGTGGCGGACGCCGCGCGTAGAACGGCCGCCTTGGCCAGGTTGCGGAGCGCGTCGATGTTGGCGTCCTCGATGCGGATCTCTAGCTCGGCGTTCGTCGCCAGGAACGTGGTTTTACCTACCTGATCGTCCAGCGGCCGGATGATCGCAACATCGACCGCGTGCTCCTGCCCCTCGTGCTTGAACACCCACCGATCGAACTTCTTCCGGCCTCGCTTCATCATTGACCAAACCCCCTTTGCTCGATCGCCTCGGCGATCTCCTCGTCGGTCTGCTGTTTCAATTCCTCGGCCTCCGCGACGTTCATCGCTTCCCTGACGGTTTCTAACGTTGCGCTGATGATCTTGAACGAAACGCGGTACAAGGATGTTGCAGAGGATGAACGAGCGGTACCCGCCGCGGCGCGGCCCGACGAACGCCCAGCGCGGGAACCCGCCGTTGCCCGGCGGGAGAGTGCGGACCATGCGGCCGAGCTTCATGCGTACGCCTTCCGCTCCATCTGTGCGGCGGTGAGGCCTTGGTAGAGGCCCTGCTCGTCGGGCTTGACGGCGACGGTCATGCCCTGCCTCATCCAGGAGATGACCTCCTCGAGCGGTGGCTCGGGCGTTTCCTCGACCATGATGACCTGGCGTGCGGTGACGTCCGGACCCGACGCCATCTTGCCCGGGTACTCGATCTTCTTGTTGATCAGCTTGCGGTAGTAGTCCGACTGCGTGAAGCCGCGGAAGTGACTCCAAGGACTTGTGGTGCTTGGCCACGGCTCGCACCAAACCGGCCCTCGGCGCTGCATCTCGGGAGTGCCCCACACGCTGAGCGATACAGACTCTCCATAGGGCTCTGCTCCGGCCCCGTCAATGATGATCGGTGCTCCATCAGGGATGAAGGCAACGGATTCAGCAACGATCGCCTGGAGCTCGTAGAACCGTTCAACCTCTTCGCTGACGGCAAGCTGACGCCAGTACGGATCGAGGCTCGCGGAACCGAGGTAGACGGCCGGGTAAAAGCCGAGGATGTCCCGAGCCGATTCCATGCCGTTTCGAAACTGAAGCGTCCGCCTGACCCGCTCGCGCCCGTCGGTCCACGCTTTCAACCACTGGTCAAAGTCCATCGAGTCAACCGTGCCGCCCGGGTTGCGGATCACCATGCCCTCGGCCCCGAACTCCGCGGCGATCCTGGCGTGGCGCACGAGCGTGGTGTCGTAACCGGTCTTGAGGGCCTCTGGCAGGATGCACCGCGTCGAACGGTCGCTGCTAGCGCCGCCGATGAGCAGGTTGTACCAGACGCGTCCTGGTCGAGGCCGGGCGATGGTTGGGCGTCCTTCGAGCCCGCTGACGAGCTTGAGATCTTGCTTAGCGGCCGGCGTGAATGTTGCCTTGATTGGCATGGTGGTTCTCTCCGTCGTCAAATGTGATTTCGATCACGGCGCCAGGTGCGCCGTCGATCGCGTGATAGAACTTCCACGGCCCGTTCCCGCCGTAGACCTGGGAGTCGTCGCGCCAGAAGCCAGAGTCGGTGATGGCGTCGAGCGTCGCCTTCTCCAGGTTGTCGCGGTCTGGCTTGGCGGTGTGCGGGATCGGCCCGGGGACGCATGACTTCTTGCAGAGGGCCTGGGGCCGCGGCATGTAGAACGTCTCGCTGACCTGCATCGGGCAGGCGTGCGGGGTCTTGGGGACGTGCTCGCGGATCGCCGCCTTGACGGCCGTCTTCCACGCGTCGGCCGTGCCCGGGTCGTAGTTCATGATGAACCGCTTGCCGGTCTTCACCGAGGCGTGCTTGCTGATCGCGTGACGCTGGCGGGGCTGGCCCTTGGGGATGCCACGCACGCAGAGCGTGATGGTGCGCATCATTCGACCACCTCCCATCCGTCGTTGGGATCGCTCTTGCGACGCACGAGGCCCTGCGCCTCGAGGCGGGCGAGCGCCTTCTGCGTGTCCACCCACGAGACCCATAGCCGCTTGGCGATGAGCGTGGCCGACGATGGCTCGTTCTTCATCTGACGCACAGCGTCGAGTATGTGAGTGTCCAGCGTGATGGCGTGGATCAATGGATCTACCACCTTTCCGTTTCAGCACGTGGAGGGGCTGGAGTCGGATCTGGCCTGCGGTGCACTGGCGGCATCGGCGGATCGAATCGCGGCCGCATCCCCCTCGGACGAACCGACTCTCTGACCGCAGACTTGATGAGGTCGTACACGATGAACCCGGCAATTGAGAACATGAAATACTCCGTCGTGGTGAAGTTTCCGTTCATCGCCCGTAGCCCTCCGCGATCCACGCCCGTGCCGCCCGGCCAGTCAGCTTCTCGTCCCAGGCACCGATCCGGTTCATGCTCGCGCGGGCCATGAACTCGCCCTGGTCCTTGAGCCCGATCGATTTGGCGTAGCCGTCGAGCGTGCGGCCCGGGCTCGGCCAGGACGAGAGCGGGAACGCTTTGGATGCGTACTGGTGGCCGTCCACGGCGATCGAGTCGGCGTTGCCCTTGGGGGGCGTGGTGGGCTCAACGTCGACGCCGCCGAGCACCGTCGGCCAGCTCGGCCAGTCGAAGACGATGTTGTCTTTGACGAAGACCGAGCAGGCGATCCCGTCGTTGTTGGCGTTGATGATGAACGCGGCCTCACGGCCGACGCCGGCGTTCTTGCTGGCGACGATGTTCCCCTCGATGCGGGCCGGGCCGACGGGCCCGTCCGGGGCGCCGCCGTCCTCGTGCACGCCCAGGAGGTTGATCCCCATGCCGCGCTGGATGTCGGGGGCGATGTCGGCCGAGCCGATCACGACGTTGTTGGTCACCGTCGAGCCGGGCCGGAAGAAGATACCGACCGGGCAATCAACCACGAGGTTGCCCTCGAACACCGACTCGTAGTTGCAGCAGAGGCCGGTCGCCGAGGCGGCGACCGAGAGGTTGTCGCGGTACACGACCTTGCGCACGCCGCGGCTGAGGTAGGTGTTGTGGTTGAAGATCGTGCGGTCGGCCTCGTCGAGGTAGCCGTTGTGGAAGAACGTGTTCTCGGTGATCTCGGCCGACGCCAGGTCCTGCAGGTAGATCCCCTGCGAGTGCGACCCGTCGCGCGAGTACGAGTCGCCGATGTAGGAGCGGTGCAGGCGGAACTTGGCCGGCGAGGACGCGGGCCCCTGGATGTTCAGGTTGTCCGCAAATCCCGACACCCGGCAGCCCTCGATCGAGATCGAACCACCGCGGCCAAAGAAGATGCCGGACGCGGGCTCGTTGCCGGCCCGTGTCGTCCTGATGTCGAGCCCGACGAGCTGCAGGTAGTACGCCGGCGGTGACCCGCCGCCGCCCGAGCACTCGACGCCGGCCTGCGTCCCCTTGCACTGGACGATCGGGTTTGGGCCGTCGCCGAAGCGGCCGATCAGCATGGGACGGTCGGGCGACCCGGCGAACGGGAGCTTGCCCAGCGGGCCGAACGTCCTCCCCGCCTCGAGCAGGATCCGGTCACCGCGGGCGCGGTCGATCTTGGTCCAGGCCTCCTTCACCTGGGCGTCGGTCGAGCACCGGAACTCGACGGCGCCGTCGGCGAGCGGGTAGACCGTCCACCCGTCGCCCGGGTCGAACGCCAGGACGAACGCGTCGTAGTCGTCGCCCGTCACGAACCCGTCGCCGTCAAAGTCGGCCCCGATGTCGCCGGCCTCGAACAGACGCTTGAACGCCGCCAGGTCCGAGTCGTTCACCACGCCGTCGCCGTTGACGTCGAGCGAGCGAGCGGACGCGGCCGCCGGCGTGAGCATCGGCATCGCCCCGTCGGCCTTGCCTGTGAACTCGATAAAGAACTTCAGCACGAGCAGCAGGAACGCCAGGGCGATCGCCATCTTGATCGCGAGCTTCGCGGTGCTCTTCCAGTCCGACGAGCTGCGGAAGCGGTCGGGGTCGTTCTCGTAGGGGATGCGCGGCGGGCAGTAGACCGCATCAGCGTCTTCGGAGTCGAGCGTGGTGTTGGTGTGGTCCGTCATGCGTGGTCCTTTCTCGTTGGTGGTGGGGACGGAACGGCTGCAGTTGAAGCACATGGGTCGGGGTCTCCTGGGGTTGGTGATGGGACGAGCGATGAACTACTGCTGGGCGGCGCCGACCTGGAGTCGGGCGACGTGGTCTTCGCGGTTTTCAGGCGTGATGTGGGGGAGACGCAGGATGCGGAAGCAGTCGGCCTCGGTGGGCGTGAAGACCGGCTTGCCGTGGCGGTCGACGAGGAAGCCGTTGGTCGAGGCCTTGCCGTCCGCCCCGAAGGGGATGTCGAACGCCTTCTTCCAGCGGCCGAGGAACCAGCGTCCGAACTCGTCGGGGCCGGTGCGCATCAGCTCAATCCATCCCCTGTTGCCGCGATCGCCGGGGACGTATCGGAAGATCTGGACCTTCATCCAGACGGTCTCGCCTGAGCGTGAGTCCAGCATCCCGATCGAGAGCGTGCAGGCCTTGAACCCCGGCTTGAGCCCTTCAAGCGGGAACCCGACGGGCCGCTCTGATTCCGACCCCGCGAAGATCCCCTCGGCTTTCATCGACTCCGCGATGGCCCGGTAGACCCAGTCCTTCGCGGGATCGCACCACGGGGCGATCAGCTCCAGATCGCCGACGTCGGGTTTCCGCCGGCGAACGCTGCCAACGACAGCGCATGTGTCTCCGGGCGGGAACTTCCAGCGTGTGAAGAGTGCCGCGGCGATGCGGTCGGCCTGCTCAAGCGTGACGCGGGTGCCGGTGCTCACTCGTCACCGCCATCTTCGAGCTCTGACTCGACATGGTCGGGCTTGCGCCTCGGCGTGTTTACGGGCTTGGCGGCCGCGGGCTTCGGCGCGGCTTGCTTCGAAACCGCGCCGGCGGCCTTGGCCGCTTCTTTGGGCATGAACTCTTTGATGGTGGGGGCCGGATCGAGCGGAACTTCGAACACGTGGGCCATCACCTCGAGGATCCCGGTCTCGCGGTCCCGCCATGAGTTGATGGGGCTTTCCTTGTACCCGACATGGGATTCGAGGAAGGCCAGCGATGCGGGCCCAGGATTGGCCACGTGCTGAAGCGCCGCACGCAGGAGAGGGCTCGCAACAGCGCGGGCCGCCGATTTATCAACCTGGGTCTGGGTTGCCTCGTAGAGCTTGGTGTCGGTGAGCAGCTTGAGCAAAGCCCATGCACCAGGCTTGGCTTCGAGCTTCTTCATGAGCCGCTCTTCAAACTTCTCGCAGCGATCGCCCATCGCGTCGCGCCAGTCCATTTCAGCCTGACGCTTGGCCTCGGCGATCTTCGCGCCCTCGGGCTTTCCGTTGAAGAGCTTGGTGGTCTTGCCCGGGCGGTGTGACTCGCGACGGTCCTCGACCTTCTTGGCCAGGGCCTTGCGATCGACGAAGTCGGGAACCTTCACGCTGACGTTCGCGGCGGCCTGGGCGACAGCGCCCTTCTTGGGCTTCTTCGGGTCCGCGTCGACGATCCGCTTGGCTGCAGACGCGATCGCGCCCTTGGCCGAGCGGAGCTTCTCGGCGTAGCAGCTCGCGAGCGTGCAGACGCCGCACTCTTCCACTTTGGCCGAGTCGGCGTGGGCCGTCGCCCACGTCCCGCGGCCGCCCACCATGGCGACGCTCACGGTGCCGCCGTGCTCGAAGAGTCCAGGGTTCGTCGCCGAGTTGTTCGGGCACCCGACGCACGCGGGCTTGCCGGCGAACGGCACCTGCAGGTTCCAGGGAACAACGTGGAGGGCGAAGACCTGCTTGCGGACCTCGCTCTGGAGATCTTCGAGCTTGCCGGCCTCGGTGTCGCTGATCGAGTCGCTCCCGCCGGCGGCGTAGTCCTTGGCGAGCTGATCGCGGAGCTTCTCGTCGGCGACCTTCGAGATCTCGCGGGCGTGTGCCAGCGGGAGCTTCTCCGACAGCACGAGCGCACGGGCCTTCTCGCTCAGACGCCCGATGTACATCCGGTCGCGGACCCAGCTGGCCGGCTTTCCCAGCATGGCGGCGACGAGCTCGGACGCGATGCCGCGCACGCGGTGGTCCAGCAGCATGTCGTGTCGGTTGGCGTGCTGGTGGGTGGAGTTCGCGGCCGCCAGGTCCTCGGCGTGCACGGGCAGGACGATCTTGTTGGACCAAGCACCGCACCCGGGATTGAGCGGCCGGGACAGCTGCACCGCGGCGGGGATCGCTTGGAGCTCCATCAGCTCCGCGACGGCGAGCGTCTCTTCCGCCGGCGTCAGGTCCTGGCGCTGCACGTTCTCGATCGCCACCACCGTGCGGCGGACGTCGGGCGAGAGCGGCGGGACCACGACGGACCGGACGGTCTTCCACCCCAGCATGCGGGCCGCGGCCAGGCGGCGGCGTCCGAAGACTCGGACGAACGATCCGTCCTGGGTGTCCTCGACCATGACGGGCTGCAGCTGCCCGCACTCGCGCATCGAGCCGGCGAGCTGCTCGATCGCGGCGGCGTCCCCGACGCGGGCCAGGCGGTCGGGCACGCCGGTCGGGTCGGAGATCAGATCGACCTCGATGTCGCGGAGCTCGCCCTTGATGTCAACGCCCAGGATCGGCTTGGGCTGGTCCTTGGGACGCTCGTGCGTCGCCTCGGCGTCGCGGGCTCGGGACTTCGGCTTGGTGGCGGCGGTCAGGCTCACAGGATCGCTCCTTCCTTCTCGGCCGCGGCTGCGGCCTTGCGGTGTTCAGAACGGAACTTGGTCACGGATTTCCAGAGGTTTTTGGCGGCGGCGTCGGTGAGGACCGCGAGGTGCTCAAGCTCCGCGACCGGGTCGGCGGACTTCTCGGCAGCACGAACGACGTCGGCAACGGTGTTCAGCCCGACCAGGATCAGCTTGCCCTTGATGTCCTCGCGGCAGTCGAGTTCGTTCACGCTGACATTGAAATGCTCGTTGTGCCCCTCGCCCATCGACGCGTCGGGGGCCGCGGGCCTGGGCTTCTTGCCGGGCTTGCCGACGCCGCGCTCGTGGGCCGGCGCTCCGGCCTGCGTCTTGGGCAGGTTGCTCCCCCCGACGGGCCTGTCGTCCCGCTGGCCGCCCAGCTTCATCTGCTCGGCCTCGGCCTTCTTCTTGGATTCCGCCTTGGCGTCGGGCGGCATGTCGTACATGAAGTCGAGCTCGGGCTCGTCGGCCTTTTCGACGAACTGCTTGACCTGCTTGTTGTGCCAGGCGATCCGTTCGGTCAGGCTGTCGATCTGGATAATCGCCTTGCTGTGCCGGGTCCGGGCCTCGTGCGCTTCGTCAGAGTCTTCGTCAGCGATGTCGTTGATCTCTTCGACCGCCGCGTTGCGGTCCTCGAACGCGTCCTTGCGGGCGTTCTCCAGCTCGCGCCCGGCACCGACGTGGTGACGGATCGCGTCAGAGACTTCGGCGGTGAAGGGAACTCCGGTCATGTACTTGGACTTGCGGGCCATCGGGATCTCCTGGGGTGCGTGTTGGAACGGGGTGCAATGCCCGGCCGGGCGTTTCCGCGCCCGCCGGGCTCTGGAGGAGCGACAAGTTCAGACGGGCTTGGTCGGATGAACGATGGCGGCGACACGTTCTGCCTCGGACTTCAACGCCGCTTCAGCGTCGATCACCCGCTGGTCTGTCGCGGGCACAGGCACGAGCTTGCCGCCCTTGCCCTCGTACCAGACGTTGGCCTCGATGCCGTCCACGCCAACAACGCCGACGCACCACGCAACCAGCTTCCAGTCGATGTCACGCTCGGCGCAGATCATCACGCCGCGCGGGCCGGACCTGACCAGGCTGTCGCGGCCCATAGCGAGCGCGGGCGACTCTTCCCCCGCGGTGCTGGCGTTCGAGCTGTCCCCCGCGGTGCTGGCGTTCGAGCTGTTCCCCGCGGTGCTGGCGTTCGAGCTGTTCCCCGCGGTGCTGGCGTTCGAGC